GGTGTTTGTAGTTGTTGAATATGTAATTCCAGATCCATTACTCCAGGTGGTCCAGTCATACCCTGCTATAGAAATCGAAGGCGCATTTGGAGTAGAATAATAGTTTGCACCTTCATTTACACCAAAGGTAATAGTGGCATTGGACCCGACGTAAACATTGTTATATGTTACTCCGCCCATCTGTAAATTAAATGGAAGATTCATTCTAATTCCAGCATCGTCTGTATTTGGCAAAACATTTGTTGTTGATCCGATTGTAGCTGCAAGGGCGTTTACTGCATCTTGAGCATTATTAATTGCTACGTTTGCTTGAGTTAATTGTGTTTGAGCCTCTGTCTGTGCAGGTGTTACTGCTGCTACTGCCGTGGTTGCCGTTGCAACTGTAGCTGTGGCAGTATCTACAGATGTTTGTGCTGTTTGAATTAAAGTAGTTGCTGTCTCTGATTGTGCAACTTCTACCGCAATTGCAGTTGCTACCTGAGTAACCGTAGTTGGCGCTTCTGTCATTAAGGGAGTTGCTGTGGCTATAACTGTAGACGTTGCTGATTCAATTACAGGTACTGCTGCAGTAATTACTGCCTGTGCTGTAATTACTTCTGGTGTTTGAGTTGTAGCTGTTACTGGAATTGCAGCCACTGCCTGTGTGACAGATGATATTGTTGATGTAACTGTTTGAACAACTGTTGTTGCTGTTTCTACGGCTGAGGATACATTTGATACTTCTGCTACCGCAGCCGTTGCTGCTGCTACCGCTGTATTTGCTGCTGCTACAGCAGTGTTAGACGCTGTTACTGATTCAACCGCAGTGGCTATAGTCACTGTTGCTGTATCTGATGCAGCTGCGGCTTGTGCAACTTCTGTCGTTGCAGTTGCGATTGCTGTATTGACCGCTTGTTGTGCTGGGCTTACAACAACTTGCTCTGAGGGGGCTGGTGGCTCATTAGCATTAGCAAAATTAGGACTAAAAAGGAAAAGCCAGCCGATTATAAAAAGGCTGGTTAAAAAATACTGTAACTTTCTAGTCAACTAGGTATCTCCTAAGTAATGCAATATCTTTGCTTACTTAATAATTATACCACTAATGTTATTTAGGATTATCTGTTTTATAGAAACCATTACCTTTAAACTGGATGCCAAACGGAGTAAAGTGTCTAGTCATTTCAGACTCACATTCAACACATGTATATCCTGGATCCTCATCTTTAATTGATCTATGTACTGACATTGTTGCATGTGCATCATCATATGAGCATTTATATTCGTATACTGGCATCACAGTACCCCTTGAACTGATTTTGTCATTTTATGCAATCTGTAAAGCTGATCATCCCATATGCTATCTGAAATAAGTATGTCGGTTATCCCCAAAAGACTAAGTTTTTTTAGTTTTTCTATGACAGCCTCTTCTGTACCATATACCATAGAGTTACGCATCATATAATTCTTTTCTTGATTGGCCACCGCTTTTGCTTCTTCATTGGTGTCACGTATAATAACTATGGTTGAGGCCATTTTTCGTTTTGTATTTACAGTAAAACCCTCTTTGTAGGTTGATAACATTGCCAGGTGCATGTCAGCATACTTTTCTGAGTTTTCAATTGTTTTCTCTGAAGTTCCACTAATAACAATGTCTGGCTTTTTTATTAGCATTGGATGCTTTAAAAATTTTTCTATCCACTCTGTTGTGTACAAAACTCTTTGATCCTTAGTTTCCATTTGATTAGATATATATACCATATTATTTACACTATCTTCATCTTCTTTCATGTCTCCCGCTGCTACGTTTAGCATTACCCTATTTTTATCTATCTCGTGAAAAGAGTGCATCATCATGGCGCAAAGCTCAGGGCTAACCGCATATGTTCTAATTGCAAACATATATTTAAATGAATGTTTTGGATCCATAATATGTGCAACCTTGATCATATAGTCTGGCAAAAGAGAATGATAGACAAGCAAAATGGATTTATATCCTGCTTCATTTACGGTATTGGAAAGCCGTTTAAGTGAAATTAAATCACTATCATCTCTAACTGACATCCAATGCAGATCCATTTTTCCCTAACTAATAATAAAGAGCAGTTTGGGGACATACTCAGGTCCATCCTGCGGGTAACGGCCCGCTATCTGCGACTCCCCAGTTACGGGGTGCAGATTTCTATTATACCTTACTTGATTTTAATTGCTTTAGGCTTTTTTTCTTCTGGAACAATGCGATCAACATTAATATGTAGCATGCCGTCCTTTAGCTCTGCACCAGATACTTCCATGTATTCACCTAGAGCAAAAGATCTGACGAACTTTCTACCAGCAATACCCTTGTGAACAATTTCTGCATCTGTAACCTCCACAATTTCACCCTTAATAATAAGCGTTCCATCTTCTACTGAAACACTGACATCTTCCTTGGCAAATCCTGCAATAGCAAGCGATAGCCTATATGTATCTTCATCTAATTTAAGAAGATCATATGGAGGATATGATTGAGAGTTGATTTTGTGTGCACTATTTAGACGGGCTAGGTCCCTGTTAAAGCCAATAAAAAAAGGATCATTAAATAGATCCATTGCGAATTGTGTTACCATTTTATTCCCCTTTCAAGCGAATAAATTAATATACGGACCCTCTATTGAGCAGTCCGTATACTATTATAGCATATTAGGTATTTATTCGTAAGACTTTTTTTGCCAGAATTGGCGCATGTAAGACCTGTTCATAACTGATCTAACTTTAAATGTGTCTTGTAGTTCCCGCTTTTTGCTAAAAGGAGGCAGAGATTCGTGCACCCAATCTTCTCTCTTAAAAGGAAATATTTGTGCAACTGGAGTTCCCTTTTCAATGATTCCTTCAAAGTCATCACGAAGCCACATGTTAAGCGCAAGTCTTGCGTGAACCTGGTCTGAATCTATTATTCCAGTCATGGTTAGGAATGGAAGCTCATATCTATTAAACGGGTGAGTTACCATAATGCTATATCCACTTGGAGTTTCAATTCTTGGGTAGGCAATCATTCTCCACACATACTCATTGTAACCGTGAGGAACTGGCATGCCTTGGGTTCTATGTAGAGGCTGATCCAAATCAAAAAGAACATCACCACCTGGAGGGGTTGATCCCCAATACGCCATAGTTCCTTGAGTTTCATTCTTAGATATTTTAATATCTTGTGGTGTAACAACCATGTATCCTGCGGTCAAAGAGTCTAAAAAGGGCATGCATTTTTTTACTGTAGCGGCATCTCTAGGGTCGCCCCATTTCATTGAAGGGTCTTCAGATGGAATTTTTTTAAACCACTCTGGTATATTTAATTTAGCTGGCATCGGAGGCTGTTCAATTTGATAAATATTTTCTTCAGCAGCATAAAATTTAATAGTTTTTTTGTTAAGCATATAAATAGTATATCATTTCTACTAAAATATTACAATAGTCTATTTGCCAGATTTTGCTCTTGCTTTTGCCAAAGATTGAAAGTCTTTAACCTTGGTATCTCCCAAATATCCCCAAGCATGTCCATCTGCAATCATCTGTTCGTTTATAGAAATCTTTTGATCGTCGACAAACAACCATCCAAGTATTCTTCCGTACTTTTCTGAAGAATCCATCTTTTCAGTTTTAATCCTTACATTCTTAGCATCTTTTAGTTTAGACTTAAGGTAATCTTTTGCTTCAAGTCCTAGCTTTTTTTCCGCTAAATCTTTTGTTCTAGACTCTGGTGTATCAATTCCAGCAAGCCTTACTCTTGAAGCAAATAATATATCAAAACCAAGGTCGATGAGGACATCAATTGTATCCCCATCAACTACGGCTTCTACTTTTTTAACGTAGTATTCGTACATTACTTCTTCTTTACTGCCGCCTTCTTTACAGGGGCCGCTTTCTTAGCAACAGGCTTACCAAATGCTGGTCTTCCAAATCCTACAATTCCTACAATCTGGCTTCTACGAAGCTTTGATCCGTTCTTCTTCTTGTAAGCACGATTCTTGAGGCAACATTCTCCGCCATTTCGTTGATCGCCTTTCTTATCTGCAGATGTATTTCCTTCTACAACATCTACTGTGCCGTCTGCATTTACTGCAGCAACAATTCCTACGTGAGAAATTCTATCGACTCCGTCTGATGGGAAATCAAAATAGGCAATATCTCCAACTTCTGGTGTTGCTACTTCTGCCATCTGCCAGGTTCCTGCTTTAATAAATGCTTGCGCTCCTGCTGGTGTATATACAGTGTTAGGAACTTTTACTCCTGCTTGATCTGCACACCACATAACGAATGATCCGCACCATGGCTGAAAGTTTGCCTTTGCGAACTTACCATACTTTGTTTCATTATCTTTTGGTCCTTCAATAGTTCCAACTTCTGCCAGTGCTACTTCCACTAGTCTTGCTGCTGATCCTTGTTCTGCTGCCATTTTATTTCTCCTTTATTTTAGTTGACTTGTTTATAGTATAGCATTTTTCTTATTTGAGCGGATGATGAGAATCGAACTCACCCCTTCTGCTTGGAAGGCAGAGGCACTACCAATATGCAACATCCGCATTGTGCCCTCGGCAGGAATCGAACCTGCGACGCAGACCTTAGAAGAGTCTCGCTCTATCCCC